TACTGCCGTCATCGAAGCCAACCTCGTGATTGTACAAGTATCCATCTCTGCCAGCAGCTATAGGTGTCTCGTTTACACCGCGATCAACCCAAGCGGTGCGCGTTAGATTGCCGTAATACCAAATATTTTGCAGGTAATTGTACACAACATACCTGTCATTGTTGTCTGAGCCTGCAGATGGGTAATACCACCAAACCTCTGAGAAAGCAGAGTTAACCGCACCGAAACATTTCTCTGCCTGAGCAGAATTAAAGTCGGAGAACACATAGTCTTTTACGGAACAGGGCAAAGTTTGAACGCCACCGTTGTAGACATAGAACTCATTCTTACCCATCCAGTAAACGGTATCGTCAACTGCAACCACAGATATAGGGCTACGGATCGTGATGTTTTCTGAGATCATATTGATCCCAAAGGTAAATGGTGGGCCAATATACTGCAGCGCGTGGAGGGATACATCTGTGAAGACTAGAATCTGCTGTCTAGTTTCAACGGCTGTAACAATTTTAGAGCCAGAGCCAAGACGCAAATCACCTGCGGTGTTAGTAGTTGATGGTCGCCAATCCACCACGCTCTCTTGGTCTGAGAAGCGTATAAGCAGGGGGTCTTGTACACCGATGTTATCCAGAGGATCACAACCAAAGGCGATTACATGCCTATCAACATCTGACACAATCACCTTCTTAGCTATCGTCGGGGCTAAATCGGCACCAACTAAACTGCTAATAGCAACGGCGGGGTTGGTTAAAGAGTCAACCGCAGAAGCATCCCAGTAGTAAATACCGCCGTTCATATCATTTATTAAGAGGTCTTCACCGAAATTGTCGTGTGTCCATATACGCAGTGTATCGGTTATTAGATCAACAGTAGCAGCAGAACCCCAAGTTGACCTACTCCACGCTCCAGCTCCCCAGCCGTTACCTGTAACAGAGGTGTCAAGACCTACGTTTATTTGATATGTGCCAACAATAGAGCTTCCACCGTTGCCAGTATCTGAACCATCAGCCAAAACAGGTGTAGGAGAATACTCCCCGTCTACTGTAATACTGTCGATAGACGCCACTTCACGAGCTACGATCTTGTAAGTTGAAGAGTCAACAATCTCAAAAATCTGGTATTCTTGATTAAGAACTGCAGCCGTTATATTGCCGCCAAGGCTGGCCGCTCCAGAGAATGTTACAAAATCGTTTGCAACAGCGCCGTGAGTTGGGTCACTTACCGTCAATGTTGAAGAACCATTCGCGGCAGCAAAGGTTACATCTCCGGCAGAAGTCGTAAGACGTATAGGGGTCACATCATAGTAACCCTCTCCTGACTCAATGTAGTACTTGAGATGAGTACCGACACCCAAGAAGTCATCTAGGTTCAAGGTTCTCCAAGGCCATAGCGCGCGGCAAGAACCTAGAAAGGATTTTACCCCTATCTTACCCCAGCCACCAATCTTTTCTGGGAAGCCTTGGCGAAACCGAACCTTATCACAGTCGAACCAACCACCTTCATTGCTGTAGGAAGTAGTCTCTTTGTTTATCCCCGGCTGGAACTGTAGTTTTTGTAGCGGCATGGCACACCTCTTTTATAGGATCATACATTAAGAGGGTTCTGTAGGCCAGTCTGCTTCGTATAAGTTGGGCCAGTTAGAGTGAGAAGTTATATCTCGCAACGCTTGGCGATACGTATGCCATGCAGAAGGTACAGGTGTAGATGTATCTGCGGAACGCATTGTCATCCAGTCTGTTTCGGCTAGTTTTGCGTCACGAGTAGAGCGATTCGCTTCTGCTGCACGATCATCTGCACCTAAAAGCCAATCCGCATCTCTTTTATCAGCGGCTTCCTCTTCTGCTGCCGTAAAGGGGATGTTACCTTCAGACGTTGCTTTGTATCTTGGCATGTTATCCTCCAATACCATAAAGTTTAAAAGAACCGGATGAAAAATTAGCACTTCCACAGTCAAAAAGTATTGCTGTAACGGCTCCAGCAGTATTTTGCGTACCTACCGTGGACGTTCTGTAGGCCGTCCCAGACGCACTGCCTACATGCGCCACATCAAAAGCTGTTCTGCTAGAAGCATTTGATGGGTTATAGATATACATAACGAAGTTATTTGTGGCGGGGCTGCTTTCGGTTATTCTTGCGCTTAATTGGTTTTCAGCCCCCTCACCAGATACTGTGTTGCTGCCAGAATACTGCGAAATTCTATTAGTGTAGTAGCCCCCTGAAACATATGAACCGCCCTGCTTTAACGTAAAAGTTATACTAGCATCAGATGAAAGCAATACATCGCTTCCTATAATAGCATATGTAACATACGTTGAGTCCATCCCTGTAAGCTCTACCGTACTGGAACTTGATGGAGTTACTTCAGCAACTAAATTCCAAGCCCCGCCACCAGCATCGGCAAAAGTAAGTGTTCCGCTACCGTTAGTTGTTAATACTTGATCTGCTGTTCCATCTGATGTCGGATAAGTAAGTCCGTTAGCTTGCATTCCTGTAGCGTTTAAACCTGTTATCGCCGCACCAGATGAAGTAACTGTAACTTTTGTTGTACCATCGGCCTGAAGCTCAAGGTCTCCTGAAGAATCGCCAGTAGCAATAAGACCTCCAGTACTTGTGTCAGCATTTAATATCGTAGCCATTCCTGTTTCTCCTTTAGTTCAATTGAACTATTATGGCTTTGTAGGCCAGTCGCCATCAGCTAGATTGGGCCAGTTGCTGTGTGTAGTTATATCACGAAGTGCCTGACGATAGGTAGTCATTTCAGAACTCATAGTCATATCTGACATGCCCCAGAAGTCTGTTTCGGCTAGAAGACCATCACGTTTGACACGGTTAGATGCCGCTACGTTATCATCATACTCTTGGGTTTCTTCCGCTGTCTTAGCAGTTGTTGTCCACCCAAGTGTCCATGTGCCGCCGCTACCTGTCGGTGTTGCGTTCTGAGCTAGGGTATGAGTGCGATCATCGTAAGAGGGTTGAGCATCAACCGTTACAGAGTAAACACCGTAATCTTCCAGAAGCTCGCTTGCTATCTGGCGAGGAAAAGAAGTGTTCGGGTTATCACGGCGTAATTGTCCCACTGAATAGGGGAACGTGTCTACTGAACCGCTTGTGATTTTGACATACATTTAAGGTCTCCTTTATATGTCGGTTAGCCCTCTGTGAGGGTTTCTGTATAACGAGTTGCGTTGTTGTATTCTGGAGACTCTGATCCATTGCCTCCTGTGAACGCTGTTTTTGAACCAGATGCAGCTTGGTTTGTAAGTGTGCCAACTGTAACAGTTACCGTAGAAGAGCTATCTACAACATTTACATCCCCAAGTGTGCCTGTAAACGATCCATCTAAAGGCAAACCCATCAAGGCCCATTTGCCGCCACCAGTGCTAGATGTAACACTAAAATAAAGTAAGCCTTTGTCTTCACTAATAGCCATTGTTGCGCTTGCTTGAGGTGCTGTTGTGGCAGAGCTAATATCAACTTTCAACGCCCACTCTAAATCGGAAGAACCATTTCCAATATCTGTAAACTTCATTACCTTTGTATAGATTCCACAATTAGCCAAGATATACACATTATCGCTACTATCACAGATAACCTGTTTACCTTGTATCGTTCCGTCAGAGTCATCAATGATTAGTTGCCCAAGATCGGCTCCATCGCTGTTACGCATACGCGCCAAAAGACACTCAGAATTGTCCTCACCCACAAGCACACAATCGCCATTACTGTCAGCAAATGTAGCTCTGGTGTACTGAAGGTCACTGATTGTGTTGCCACTAGAATATTCTCTATACCAATCATACGAAGAAGCACCCGCACTTGGGATTTTCATAACACCCGCATATCGGGATACATCTGGACTCGTTATTAGTCTGGAAATGCCTAAGAATACATTGCCATTACTCTGAACTATACCAAGACCCCCTCCCTCATCATTAAGAGAGTCTCCCCAAGCACCTCTAGCATCCCAAACTATTGTGCCACTGTTATTCTGAAAAGCGGCAAGGTGCATGTCACCGCTTCCAATAAGCCCACTATCAAATTGACCTGCGGCTGTCGCAAAGCCATTGGCTCTTGTTACTAAAGTTCCATAACCTAACGTAGAAGCACTATAACCAGTGTCCCTATCTGCATCTAAGGATGCGCCTGTGCTTGCGTTTATGAGCTGTGCAAACACATCTGTTGTTGTGCTATCAGTCCTCCAGTTGCCCAAACCTATAGCGAAAAGCGTACCAGAAGATATTTCGACAGCAGCATTATATCCGCAACGCTCATAAGAGCCGCCACTTGTGTTTATGATTTCTTTTTCCCAATCAGCGTCCAAGGTATCTATATCTAGATAACCTAGATAGCCAACATAGCCATCACTTGCGGTGTTGTTGGTAAAAGCCCAAATCAATTTGTCTTCGTTTATGTTTAGATTTACAGAGCTTTGCCGTGGGCTATCGTTTGTCGATGTTGTATAGACAAGACTAAATCCACCGCCGCCACCACCGCCAGAAGCCATTGTCAGTATCTTGCTGATATTGCTCATGCTTTATCCCGCCGCGTCGATTGCCAGCGCACCGTACCATGTAGTGCCGCCGTCTCGTGTTGTGAAAACAAGTATATCTGTTTCCCCCGAAGCTGGAGCGTCAGGAGCCGTGGCACCTGCGAAGTCTACCGAAGCAGGGTAAGTGATCGTATGTGTGCCACCTGCTGTTAGCTGCAACGTGAAACCAAACGCTGTCCCACTTGCAGGCGGGTTGCTGAATGTGAACGTGGTGTTGCCTGTTGTTGATAAGCTAAAAAAGTTACCCGCTTCGCAGTCTACCGCTGGCGTTGTGCCAGACAAAGCCACATAAGTTTCGTTGTATGAAACTGCTATAAGCTCTGCGTTCACCGTTCCGTTAGCCGAAGACGTAAAACCGGGAGTGGTAACGCCAGACGTGCCGTTAATTGTTACTGCCATTTATCGTCTCCTTACATGTTTACTTTTGTACTTGTCAGTACAGCAGGTGCATCGGTGAAAGTTGCGTCATTTGAGACCATCGAAATACCTGCATCGTTTGCGCCTGCGGTTTGGTCCGTAAGAGTTATGTCGTTTGCTGTTAGGGTCGATGTTGCGTATGTAAACGAGCCAAATGTACCTGTCCCCGACCCATCGCTCCTTACTTTCACCAAAGCTGCCTCGTCTCCACCAGCACCAGCATTTGAATCCCAACCACAAAAATAAATATTTTCATCCGCATCTAGTTTTATTCTATAATATCTTGAGTTTCCCGTCCCGCCAAATGAATTTTGCCACTGAACAACTCCGGTACTATTGTATTTAGCTAAAACTGCGCTGTAACTACCGGGACCAGCAGAAGCTGAAGACCCAACTACATAAATATTTCCAGAGCTATCTACTGTGACCCCATATCCAAAGTCATTTGATAGACCACCTAGAATTTTATCAAATTGAAAAGTTCCCGAAGAATTATATTTCGCTAGTAAATAATCAAACCCGCCAGCAACACCAGAGCTAGTGCTATAGCCGATTATGTATACGTTTGCAGAGGAATCTACCTCAATGCCATACCCTGTGTCAGTACCAGTACCACCTAAAACCTTTTTCCATTGAATAGTGCCAGAGCTATTGTATTTAACAATTAAAAAATCATTATTACCCGCCCCACCAGAAGAAGCACTGTAACCAATAGCATAAACATTGTCAGAGCTATCAACCTTGACATCGTTGTAGTTGTCATCACCCGTCCCGTCTAACTTTCTTTGCCATGTTATTGAGCCGTCTGAGGAAGAAAATTTTGCTACAACAGCCTCTTGTTGGTAAGAAGGGGCTGTCTGAATCCAACCCACACCTATTATGTCATCAGAGCTGTCAATGGCTACCCCAAAAGACCTATCCGCTGAAGTACCTCCTGATGGGCCGATGTGTTTATCCCATTGAAGAACACCAGATGAATTATACTTAGCAAGAATCCATTGTTCACCTTGACCTGATACGGGGCCATATCCAGATACAATAATATTATCTGAAGAGTCTACATCTACGCTTCGACCATTGAAAGAAGCACTTGAAAGACCAAGAGTACGATCCCAAAGCAAGTCGCCATTTTTATCAAATTTTGCAATTAAAAAATCTTTTGTACCCGCACCATCAGAAGCGGTACTACCTAAAGCAACGATATCACCATTTGAATCAATAGCTAAATCCAAAAACTCGTCATCACTACTGCCGCCTAGAAAAGCGGCCCAGTACGACTCACCACCGCCACTAGCTGACATAATATATTTGGTAGCATTAAGGGTCATGCAAGAGCATCTCCAGCTAAGAAGCCGTACCAATTAGTACCGCCATCAGTTGTCATAAAGACATACATATCTACTTCCCCCGATGCGGGGGCATCTGGGGCGGCTCCACCAGCCCAGTCCACTGTTCCGGGCCATGTCAAAGTGTGAGTACCACCTGCGGTAATTTTAAGTGTAAATGCAAAAGACAAACCACTCGTCGGAGCGGAGCTAAACGTGAACGTGGTGTTGCCACTTGTTGTTAAGGTGAAGGCGTCCCCCACCGTGCAGTCTACCGATGGGGTCGTACCTGTTAGAGCTGTTACCTGACCGTATGCAGCCGCTTCAAATGTAGCTGTTTGATTTGTACCCAGTGTGACCGCTGTCGTTGATCCATTTGTTTGCAAAACCAAAGTGCCGTCTGTGTTCCCTGTGTTTACCAGAGCCTGACCACTTGATGTACCTGCTGCGATGATACTCATATCTTTCTCCTTAAAGCACTACCCAGCGTTGTCCGCTGGCAACGGTCACTGTAACACCGCTAGAGATTGTAATTGGCCCAACAGACATACCGTTTGTACCTGATGGGAATGTGTAACTTTCTGAAGCCGTTGTAAGGTTCGTAACAATTGCACCGCCAGCTTCCGTACCGCCACCGCCAATCGCGCCCCAAGCCCCAGCCGCATAGCCTTCAAAAGCTGCGTCATCACTATTGTAACGGAACATACCATTAACGGCGGAAGGTCTTTCTGCAGTCGTACCAGACGGCATCAGTAGCGCATCGGTAGATGACCCCGTACTAATGAAGTCTGTGCCATCAGCAACGATTCCGTGGGCAACTGTAGGAGTCAGACCTGTCAAAGTAGTGAAGTCAAACGTACTTGTAAGGTCTACAACTGCTGCGCCTGAACCTGCACCATCGGCATACACAACCGATGATTTGCCATTTTTGACTGTGACGTTGCCGCCAGACCCTTGAGATATGATTACGGATTGACCAGAATTATTCTTAACAAAGAACAGCTTTTCTTGATCGTTTGGAGATACCGTTACGGTATTCGTTCCAGAAGGAGAGCCACCAAACACAAGCACCTTATACTGACCATCAGACAGAGAACCGTCTACCGTAGTAAGTGTATGCGTTGTTCCAGAAAGACTAATATCGCCTACACCATTGGTAAGTCTATCAATAATCTGAAGGTTTACGTTTGTGGTATCACCCCATGTACCAGACTGTTCGCCATTGGCGATCAGCTCAATACCGCTGTTTACTGTGTATGTACTAGCCATGAAGCATTAACCTCCTGTCACGGTCTAATTTGAGTATACTCTGTTGTGGCGCTTGGTGCAATATTTGTCCACACTGCTGTTTCGTCTGGAACTATTCTGCCCCATACTGTGACTCCTCTTGGGCCTAGCAACCCAGTTGCCTCTACCCCCGTGACAGGGACATCAACACCTGTACCTCCGGTAACACTAACAGAACCAACACCCGTTGTCACCTGTAACCCGGTAACTGGAACCTGAATCCTTGGAATAACGCCTACATCGTTAACTTCCCCAGTCATCCCTATATCATCGCCTACAGGCTGACTCCAAGTCCCTGAACCCCAAAGACTTCTTCCCCACCCCGATGCAGATGATGCTGTGATGTAAACTGTTTCGTTTAGAATAAGGCCGTTTACGATACCTGTGGCTTCCAATCCTGTGACTGGAATGTTCGGTGCATCGCCAGAAACAGAAACATCATTAACCGCTGTTGACGTTTCAACCCCAGTAGGTGTTACGGAAGAATCACCAACTATCTCTGGGTTATTTGCTGCTCCTGAACTTGAAACACCTGTGACATTAACGCCTACACCAGCACCTTCGGATACAGTTACAGTTCCTACATTGCCAGATGCTGCTATTCCTGTTGTTGGTGCTTCGGCATCCCCAATAACTGTCGGGCTTCCAATTTCGCCTGTGCCGTCAACACCTGTAACAAGTACAACAGTCGCGCCGTTTATAGAAACTACGCCCACATTAGTGGTAGCACCTGCGCTGTTTATAATCGGGGCAAGCTCTCCTACAGACGTAGTAGCAGCCAGACCAGTAACAGGGACATCTGTTGCACCAGATGCTACAGCGGTTCCAACCGCAGTGGTTCCTTCTATACCTGTAAGGTTTAGAGAAGAATCACCAATGACAGACGGGTTGTTCTCCTCGCCCGTTGCCTCAAGACCAGTGACATTAACTACGGCTTGGTTGAGTACAGTGACAGAGCCAACATTACCTGCTGCATCAATACCAGTAGACGGAACAGACGCAGTGCCAGTGGTAGATACTACACCTACGCCCTCAAGAGCAGAGACACCCGTAACTGCAATGTTAGGGGCATCTCCACTTACTGTTGCCGAACCAACTTGACCACTAGAAGAAACCCCAGTGACCTCTACAGTTAAAGGGGTACTCCAAGCACCTTCAGACCATGTGCCACGACTCCAGCCGTTTATGTTCGCCATAACCTGTCACCCCTCTCTGAAGAGTTTAGGCTATACGGATAATAGCGTTACTCGCATCTGCTGTTGGAAATACGATTTGGAAGTCGCCAGATGTAGACGTTTTGTCTGAACCAAAGTCTAGAACAACTACAGAAGGATCACCTGCTGCGGTATCGTTATAGATCAATGCGCCACGAGCGGTAATTGTTGCAGACGTAAACGTGATGTCATTGAAGTCTGTAAACGCTGTTGTGCCAGAAGATGTTGGTGTGACATTGGTCAAAGCACCGCCGCCAGCCGCATACGAGCCTGAGTCACCAACTTCGTTAGTTGCTGTGTAAGCTGTAGTCGCCGCATTGAATGTCGCGCTGTTTGTGTACAAAGCCAATTTAAACGTGTTGCCTGTAGCGTTTGTAAAGTCGTGTGTAGCCGTCATAAGTTCAGACTTGAACGATGTACACATGTAGTTTCCAGTAAAGGCCATATTAAAGTCTCCTT